AAAATCCATTTTGATAGTAACATCAGAGATGGTATCGTACATCTAGACGACTAAATTTTAGATCGTTAGTTAGATCAAAGTTAATTAATTGCGTCCATAGACGCTAAATTCTCCATCAAAACGGAAAACAACTCTAGGACCGGGACCCTGAGTCTGGCCCAAAGTGGCTTCTTCGAAGAAGTAGTATAGTACAATCCTACCTCCGATAACGAAACTATTCGCCTTAGCGACGTCAGACCTACCAGAATTGAAAGGAGCCGGAACGTTGGTTTGATCATCGGACAGACCAAAAACACCACCGAACACATGGCTTTGATATCCTGAAAGTGTCGAAAAAGCTTTGATTGTAGTCGGAACAGTCATATTCTCATGTCCCCAACCAAAATGAAGGGTGACTGCTCGACCGAACAAACCAGGACCAGAAGAAAGTCTCATTGACAATCGATTCCAAACAGCACTAGGATGAGGAACCAACGCTGCTGAAGTATCAGCATGTGTCCAAAACTCATAGATGTTCACATTGGAGATAACTCCCTTGCTACTAACCATAGAGGCTTCCAACAAACGCACAGTATCGATATGAGGTACCTTGGCAACCTCAGCATCGGACATTGATATCACATGCGCTGCGAAAGAAGTAGACATTGCATCAACTCAACAGTTCAAGAATGGATTCAATATTTGATGAAATTTTTAAATAAAAGACAATTTGTGAAGTGAAAATAATGTTGTCATTTCGGCCATGTTGAATGGACCGTGATCGATATACCTTAAGCAAGTTTATGACCTAACTCACCGACTGCTACTGTAATTCTGTCTGGTCAAAAAGTAAATAAATACTTCCCGCCTAATCATGCACCGAATAGTTCACGAGACTACTACACAGAAATGTTATGATTATCTATGCTACCGCGGTGGAGACCTCGCAGAGCCACTCATTTGTGGTTGCTACATTTGCACAGTCTTGCCATTTAGGATATGACTAACCGGAAACCTCTTGGAAAGGTACATCCGAAGGTGTCTACAATGTAAAGATAATACAAAGCAGATGGTTTTTGGGTCGTACGTGAATTGACATAACACGTACCTTCCTTCATATGTTTTAAATACATGCGACGCCTTTGTCCATGCACCATGTTATTGCACTAACCAATTTAACTATTTACTTCGTATAATTGATTGCAATGAGGGTGTCGTACCTCGAGACGACTAAATTTTACATCGATAGTTAGATGTTTAATGTGACGTTTAAAAGTCCATATCTTCAACAGTCTCAGTCATAAGATTTATTTTATATCTTTTGATGCCACTGAACGTGACTGTTTCACTGCTGATACTTGTGATGCTTATTGCATGGTCATCAAAAATATACACGACTGGAGTGGATTTGCCTCTTGCCAAATAATTTTCAACACATTCATCACTTGATCTGTTGGACTTTCGAATGTATCTTCCCTTCATCACCTGCCTCTCAACATCATTGTCATCGCAGATGTCAATGCATTGGCTTTTACTCACCCAAGACTTGTATGTGCCAAAGGCGTTGGCAGCCTGCACATTAGTACCAACCGCATGCGCCAAAGCAAAACCAAAGCAGCCGCCTTCAGCACTGTGCACGACACACTTCTTTTCATCTTGAGCGTGTAGTTTCAACCCCTGTTCTAGTTCATCAAAAGGAGTATTGGCCAAACTAGTAGCCCTGACAACGATCTGCTCGACAAAGGCAGGATCTGCACCAAATAAATCATGGAATGCCTTACAATATTCTGGCAAACCTAATATGGAAGTGGTAACGTGCATTTGTTCGCACTCCACTCCATAAGCAATATGCTGCGTTCTGTTCCTTGGCGCATATGCCATTTTTACGATCCCTCTGACCCGGGCAGCAATTGAGACATCTTCATTTAATGCCGTGTTTGATGTGAATGAGGGTCTCTTTGACGCCTCATACCTCGAAATTAACTCACCAGTGGTGAGAAATTTCAGATGAACATCCTCAGAACCAACGATTGGTTTCTTCCGTTCAATCAAAACAACATCGGATGTGAAATCGTCTCCAACTTGCAGGACACTTGTGCCATACGGGATATCAAATTTAGACACTAAAGTGCTCATTGCCATTATTTGATTCATGATAAGAGTCCAGATATCTCCAGACCCTAATCCCGTTCCCATGGTTATACGCATGCGTCCTTGCATGTCTCCAATCACTCTTTGTTGGCGTATTTCCTTCGCCAGATCATCTAGTCCCATTCTTTGGGCACACATAGCCATCAGATGAAGCCCTACGGCAACATGCACTGATGTGTGTGAAGAATCTTGTTTAGTTATA